TTGCGGTAAATCCGGCATGTACAGGATTCATTGTCCTGCTCAAAGTCCATGCCATCAAACTGCTGGTTTTCATTGATGATGCGGGACCAGCCATCAACGCCCACCACCGGAACGATGCCGTTCTGCTTGTCAGGAAAGGCGTAAATTTCTTTCGTCCACGGATTAAGGCCGTACTGGTTGGCGACGATCAGCAATGCGATGAACTGCGCATCGCTGGCATCGCCTTTAAATGCCGTCTGGCGAAGAGTGGTGATCAGTTCCTGTGGGTCGACAGAATCCATGCCGACACGTTCAGCCAGCTTCCCTGCCAGCGTTGCGAGTGCTGTACTCATCCGTTTTATACCTCTGAATCAATATCAAACTGGTGGTGAGCAATGGTTTCAACCATGTACCGGATGTGTTCTGCCATGCGCTCCTGAAACTCAACATCGTCATCAAACGCACGGGTAATGGCTTTTTTGCTGGCCCCGCAGCGTTGCAAATGATCGATACAGAGTGATTCAAACAGGTGCTGTGGAAGACCTTTTTCCATGTCGTCTGCCAGTTCTGCCTCTTTCTCTTCACGGGCGATCTGCTGGTAGTGACGTGCCCAGCTCTGAGCCTCAAGACGATCCTGAATGTAATAAGCGTTCATGGCTGAACTCCTGAAAATGGCTGTGAAAATATCGCCCGCGAAATACCAGGCTGATTAGGAAAACAGGAAAGGGGATTAGTGATTCAGGCCGTTACCGCGTCCGTCGAGAAAAACTTCCACGAGCAAATCACGGGTATAAGTGCGCTCGATGCCGCGATGCAGATAAAGCCGTCCGCGTAAATTAGCTGATGCAGTCCAGGTACCATCTTTGTGTTTGACCAGCATTCCTGGCATGACCGCACCTCGATTAACGGTCTGCGTTCCGTAATGTTGATGAACCATAAAAACTCCTGCCCGTAAGCTGGGCTGCTGAACATATAGAGACTTCTGCGCGTATTCAGGCGGTGGATGGCCGCCGGTTGTCATAACTAAGCCGCCTCGTTGAAGCGACTGAGGTATGAAGTGTTGAGTTGATTTCAGCTGGTCACACCGACGTTCACGCGTCCGCTTCACCCCTCGCACTCCCCGGAGCCTGCTGAAATTCAAGCTGCGGATCTAAGCGGTCATCGCAACGGTGAATCAGGTGATTGCCGTATCGTTGTGTTGTTGCGACATGGTGATAATAGCTATTGCTATTGGCTGTATCAATACTTATTGCTATTGATTAATGTGTTTTGATATTAACTGTTTGATAGCAAAAAGAATTAATTTTGTGACTTGCATCGCATAGCGATAACTGAAGGGAGGATGTGGTGGTTTTTCGAACGGTTTGTGTGATGAGGGGACAAAAGAAAACCCGGCACGGTGGCCGGGATTCTTACGCAGGTAGGTAAAGATATGATTGTGGTGGCTTAATATTACTACCTAGAGCAGAGATAGGAATTGGTTCTTTATATCTTTCCACTTCACCAATTTTTATTGCGTAGGCCTTTTCTCTACCTGAATAATATGAGTCATAAAATTGCTTAGAAATACCTGCGTGTTTTTCCGTCTTTTTCCAAAGAGATTCCGGTTCGTCACTTAGTATTGATTCAATACGGAATTGACCAACAACTTTACCTAATGGCATCGTGGCATAAATAACAACGGTGCTAATTTGCGGATTTTTGAATATACCTTTACGAAACTCGAACCGCTTTGTTCCGTTCAATATTTTTTCTGCAAACTCAGGCTTAATGGATAATAAAACTTTCATTTATCTTGCCTAACTCGATGATCTTTAAGAACTGCTCATTTGTGAGTTTAAAGTGACTCCATCGGAATGCACGCGAACCATTTAGCCCCACATGATCTATTAAAATAGCACGATTGGGTCTCTTTGGCAAAGACAGATTGTATGTGAATCTTATAATGAAAGGGTATCGACGTTCTTTATAGATTTTTCTGAGTTCATCTTCAGAAAATACGCTAAAACGAATACAATAGTCTACAAAACTATCTTCGCTTAAAAATTCAGAAATATTTTTTACGCTCTCAACTACACATAATGTACTGGCTACAGAACGATAGCGAGCTGGCCCTTTTTTGTCTCCGGTTCTATAGATGACAATGATATCTCCTCTTTTCATTCCCATCACAGAACGCATTCCACATATGTAAATTTTATGAATGCTGTTAGCATGGGATATATCTTTGACAATATCTGGTGATTCATTTACAAGTTTTGAATCAGGGAATAGTCTAGTGTGATATTCGGGATAAATCGCCAGTAAATATTTGTTGGCCCTTGATGTCATTATTCGAGGGTAATCTAATAAAATATCACCATAAGGCTCATGCAAAGACCTCGCATATACAAACTCTTTCCCGTTATGTGTTTCTTTTTCACCATGAATGTAAAATCCGTACGTTTGGAAAAGTTTTATTAGATGGACGTGTTTGTCGAAAACAGTAACATAAATATCATCAGATTTTGATGAAAATGCATGGTCAAACGCTTTTTTTAGAAATCGTTGTCCGCGAAGGGTGCCTTTAGATTCAAATTTGAATGTTCCTATCTTTAGATGACGTCCTGGTGGGAGCGCTGGATTAATGTCATTTGCATCATCATTTTCTTTTAGATACATAAAACCTTCGATTTTATGCTTGTCATCATAGAGCACATAAGCTGATTCTCCTTCTCTGGCTTTTTTTTCTAACCAAAGAGGAAACTCTTTATAATCTTTTTTTAAAGAGTCAAAAAATGGGTCATTGTGATCAAAATCAGAGAATTTCTCATATTTTAAAGTATCCATTAAGTTCTCCATTCTAAAATGAATAATTAAGTTGTTTTACTGAATGAGCACAATGCCCGGTTGATAATTTTTAATTGGTACTATCCATGCTTCCTATACGTCTGCGGCATGCTCCCAATAACTTTCCCGAAGATAAATACCCGGTTCATCTCATCTTTCTCGATCGGGTCCCACGGTGAGTAGCTTTTGTTATCAGAGATAACCAGCAGCTTATCCTTCATCATTTGCAGGCGCTTTACATGGGCTGTGTCGTCGTACAGAAACGCATAGATACCATCACCGTCGAAAGATTTAACCGTGATATCAACGAATAGAAGATCACCAGGTTCAATCGTTCCTGACATGCTGTCACCGCGTACGTTAATGATGCGGATATTTTCTGCCTTCCTACCATCGAACATGTGACGAGCATCGTCAAACGAGTACTCAACCGAGCGTAGAACTTCTACAAACTCACGGTTGATGACTCCCGGCCCGGCACTCACTTCTATATCAAGAACGTCAATCTTGAAGTATTTGGGATGGTTGGCAGTAGGCTTCCCTAATTGTTGACCGTCATTTCTCATCGGGCCTATGCCTGATGAGAGCCACTCTGTTCGAACACCCAATGCATTAGCTATTTCAACAATTTTTGTTGAGCCGCGCGCGTTGCCGCTTGTCAGTCTCCAGATTGTGGGTTGAGCTACGCCAGACGCCTTTGCAAGAGCGCCTTGAGACATTCCAGATTGTTCCATCGCTAGGTTTAAGCGATCAGCAAGAGTTTCTTTTTTCATAAGTTTTAATTTATACGCTTGCGTATTGATGGTCAAAACACGTTTTGCTATTGTTATGATTAATACGTATTGCTATTATTTATTCATTGTAATACCAATAGGAATTAATAATGACAAATCAAACCATTCAACTCGCAATCAGTATTACAGGTAGTCAAAAACGACTGGCAGATCTATGCGGTGTAGCCCAGCCCACTGTTTGGCGTTGGCTACACGGTGGCGGAATTGATGCCCGCTATGTAATGAAAATTGTCTCAGCCACTGGTGGAAAGATTAAACCAGCAGATATTCGTCCCGACCTCGCACCATTGTTTAACGCGAGTAATTCTGCCGCCTAATCTGCGGCGTTAACTGATAAGGCAATGACTATGCAACCACTTACATACCAACAGACTAGCGGATTTAGCCCGACTGCGGTGATAAATCGTTCTCAAACAAAACAAGCTCCAGGCCACGAAAAAATCCGTGATGCCGTCCGCGCCTGGTCGGCTGCAGATAATCAGGATGTTGTTGCCGCACTCATTGTGAATGAGTATCGGGAGCAGGGCGGCGGCACCATCGATTTCCCTGATGATGTCAGCCGTGCACGCCAGAAGCTGTTCCGCTTCCTCGATAACAAATTCGATTCTGAAAAATACCGAAATAACGTGCGTGAACTGACCCCGGCAATTCTGGCGGTACTACCGCTGGACTATCGCGGCCACCTGGTTGAGCAGGATAGCTTCATGGCTCGGCTGGCTGAAATGGAAAAGGAACTCAGTGAAGCAAAACAGGCTGTCATTCTCAACGCGCCACGCCACCAGAAACTGAAGGAGATGAGTGAAGGCATTGTGTCGATGTTTCGTGTGGACCCGGATCTGGCTGGTCCATTGATGGCGATGGTCACCACCATGCTGGGGGCAATATGACTGGTTCAGAAATGGCGAAAGCCGGTCTGCTGGAACAGAACCGACTTTCAGGTGCAAATCGTAACGCACTCATTGCGGGAGGAATTATGGCAAACACTGCTGAGATATTCAATTTTCCAGTGCCGGATGCGGCACAAAAGGAGCCGCGCGTGGCAGATCTCGATGATGGTTATACGCGCATTGCAAATGAGTTGCTGGAAGCTGTGATGCTGGCCGGATTAACACAGCACCAGCTTCTGGTCTTCCTGGCTGTCATGCGCAAAACATATGGCTTTAATAAAAAACTGGATTGGGTGAGCAACGAGCAACTTTCCGAATTGACCGGGATATTGCCGCATAAGTGTTCTGCTGCAAAAAGTGTTCTGGTAAAGCGTGGGATTCTTATTCAGAGCGGGCGGAATATCGGCATTAATAATGTGGTCAGTGAATGGTCAACATTACCCGAATCAGGTAAGAAAAATAAAGTTTACCTGAAAGAGGTAAATTTACCTGAATCAGGTAAAAAAAGTTTACCCAAATCAGGTAAAGGCGTTTACCCGAATCAGGTAAACACAAAAGACAAACTAACAAAAGACAATATAAAACCTTTTTCGTCCGAGAATTCTGGCGAATCCTCTGACCAACCAGAAAACGATCTTCCTGTGGTGAAACCGGATGCTGCAATTCAGAGCGGCAGCAAGTGGGGGACAGCAGAAGACCTGACCGCCGCAGAGTGGATGTTTGACATGGTGAAGACCATCGCGCCATCAGCCAGAAAACCGAATTTTGCAGGGTGGGCTAACGATATCCGCCTGATGCGTGAACGTGACGGACGTAACCACCGCGACATGTGCGTGCTGTTCCGCTGGGCATGCCAGGACAACTTCTGGTCCGGTAACGTGCTAAGTCCGGCCAAACTCCGCGACAAGTGGACCCAGCTCGAAATCAACCGAAACAAGCAACAGGCTGGCGTGACAGCCGGCAAACCAAAACTCGACCTGACGAACACTGACTGGATTTACGGGGTGGAGCTATGAAAAACATCGCCGCACAGATGGTTAACTTTGACTGTGAGCAGATGCGCCGGATCGCCAACAACATGCCGGAACAGTACGACGAAAAGCCACAGGTACAGCAGGTAGCGCAGATCATCAACGGTGTGTTCAGCCAGTTACTGGCAACTTTCCCGGCGAGCCTGGCTAACCGTGACCAGAATGAACTGAACGAAATCCGCCGCCAGTGGGTTCTGGCTTTCCGGGAAAACGGGATCACCACAATGGAACAGGTTAACGCTGGAATGCGCGTAGCCCGTCGGCAGAATCGACCATTCCTGCCATCACCCGGGCAGTTTGTCGCCTGGTGCCGGGAAGAAGCATCCGTTACCGCTGGGCTGCCAAACGCCAGCGAGCTGGTTGATATGGTTTACGAGTATTGCCGGAAGCGCGGGCTGTATCCGGATGCAGAGTCTTATCCGTGGAAATCAAACGCGCACTACTGGCTGGTTACCAACCTGTATCAGAACATGCGGGCCAATGCGTTGACTGACGCGGAATTACGGCGCAAGGCTGCCGATGAACTGTCCTGTATGACCGCACGAATTAACCGTGGTGAGGCTATACCTGAACCAGTAAAACAACTTCCTGTCATGGGCGGTAGACCTCTAAATCGTGCACAGGCTCTGGCGAAGATCGCAGAAATCAAAGCTAAGTTTGGGCTGAAAGGAGCAAGGGTATGACGGGCAAAGAGGCAATTATTCATTACCTGGGGACTCATAAGAAATTCTGTGCGCAGGACGTTGCCGCGGTAACAGGCGCAACGGTAACCAGCATAAATCAGGCTGCGGCTAAAATGGCGCGGGCAGGAATCCTGGTCGTTGATGGTAAGGTCTGGCGAACGGTGTATTATCGGTTCGCTACCAGAGAAGAATGGGAAGGAAAGGTGAGCACGAATTTGATTTTTAAGGAGTGTCGCCAGAGTGCCGCGATGAAACGGGTATTGAGGGTATATAAAAGAACATCAATGGGTACACAATGATGAAACAGGTGAGTTGAGTTCAAACTGTAGTACAATTCTCTCCAGTTTGAACAGGAAAGAATATGCTATGAATCCTTATATTTATCTTGGTGGTGCAATACTTGCAGAGGTCATTGGTACAACCTTAATGAAGTTTTCAGAAGGTTTTACACGGTTATGGCCATCTGTTGGTACAATTATTTGTTATTGTGCATCATTCTGGTTATTAGCTCAGACGCTGGCTTATATTCCTACAGGGATTGCTTATGCTATCTGGTCAGGAGTCGGTATTGTCCTGATTAGCTTACTATCATGGGGATTTTTCGGCCAACGGTTGGACCTGCCAGCCATTATAGGCATGATGTTGATTTGTGCCGGTGTGTTGGTTATTAATTTATTGTCACGAAGCACACCACATTAAAAATAATTTGTTTTTAAACGACTAAAATATGGAGGTTCGTATATTTATATGGGCCTCGTTTTATGCTTTTTGTTAATGTCTTTAGTTTTTATTCATTCTTTTGTGCTTTCAAGATTATGGTGTAAGAAAATTGCAATGCGATTATTGTTGTATATTCAAGATAATGTGACCTTAATTGTCTTTTTAAATAAAAATTAAACAAAAATCATATCTCACCACTAAGGTTTATAAAAGCATACTTTAGCAGGTGTCACCATGAAAAAAGCCATAGCATATATGCGATTTTCATCACCAGGTCAGATGTCTGGTGATTCATTAAACCGCCAGAGAAGGCTTATTACTGAATGGCTAAAGGTAAATAGTGATTATTACCTTGATACCGTAACGTATGAAGATTTGGGGTTAAGCGCATTCAATGGAAAGCATGCACAATCAGGAGCTTTTTCGGAATTTTTAGATGCTATAGAACATGGTTATATATTGCCAGGGACTACATTGTTAGTTGAAAGTCTGGACAGACTTTCAAGAGAAAAAGTCGGTGAAGCGATTGAGCGTCTGAAATTGATTTTGAATCACGGTATTGATGTTATAACTCTTTGCGATAATACAGTCTATAATATTGACTCATTGAATGAGCCATATTCATTAATAAAAGCCATACTTATAGCACAAAGGGCAAATGAAGAAAGCGAGATAAAGTCAAGTCGGGTTAAATTATCATGGAAGAAAAAACGGCAGGATGCACTGGAGTCAGGCACGATTATGACGGCGTCTTGTCCGAGATGGCTCTCATTGGATGACAAAAGAACGGCTTTTGTTCCAGACCCCGACAGGGTGAAAACTATTGAGCTAATTTTTAAACTCAGGATGGAAAGGCGCTCATTGAATGCAATAGCCAAGTATTTAAATGATCATGCTGTAAAGAATTTCTCAGGAAAAGAAAGTGCATGGGGACCTTCTGTAATTGAAAAATTATTAGCGAATAAAGCTCTGATAGGTATATGCGTACCTTCATATCGTGCAAGAGGTAAAGGAATAAGTGAAATCGCTGGCTATTATCCCAGAGTCATATCAGATGATTTGTTTTACGCTGTGCAGGAAATTCGGTTGGCACCTTTTGGTATTAGCAATAGTAGCAAAAATCCTATGTTGATAAATCTACTTCGAACAGTTATGAAGTGCGAGGCTTGTGGTAATACCATGATTGTTCATGCGGTATCTGGAAGTTTGCATGGCTATTATGTTTGTCCGATGAGAAGACTGCATCGATGTGACAGGCCATCAATAAAGAGAGATTTGGTTGATTATAATATCATTAATGAGTTGCTTTTTAATTGTAGTAAAATCCAACCAGTTGAAAACAAGAAAGATGCTAATGAAACTTTAGAGTTGAAAATTATTGAGCTCCAGATGAAAATTAATAATTTAATTGCTGCATTATCTGTTGCGCCTGAAGTTACCGCTATAGCAGAAAAAATCAGAGTATTAGATAAGGAATTACGAAGGGCTTCTGTATCATTAAAAACTTTGAAGAGTAAAGCGGTGAGTTCACTTGGTGATTTTCATGCTATTGACTTAACCAGTAAAAATGGGCGAGAGCTATGTCGTACACTTGCCTATAAAACATTCGAAAAAATCATAATCAATACAGATAATAAAACCTGTGATATCTATTTTATGAATGGCATTGTTTTTAAACACTATCCTTTAATGAAAACAATATCCGCCCAGCAGGCGATAAGTACTCTCAAATATATGGTTGATGGTGAGGTTTATTTTTGAGTAATAATCACTTTTTCAACCGTGCTATAGTAAGAAAGTTAGGTAAGTACAATAAAATTATCTATCCTGAACGAAGCGTCCTGAGCTATGGTTTTACTATAGGGACTGCCAATGGATGCTGGCGTTCTCGTTCTAGCAGTTCAACAATACCCAATCACAAAACAATTCACTGATAACAAACTTTGTGCACGTGCTTGGTTATGGCGAGCAGGTGATGTGATGTTAACTGCCTGCCAGAACGTTACTCCACTACTTCAGGTTGCGGAGCACCGCGAAGCCGGCCGCTTTACTTCTATCGAGCATGAATATCCCCAGATACTCAACAGAGCGCGAGCAATCCTCGCCAGATAAACGGCACATGTAAAATTCCAGCCGTGGCTGGATGATAAGTGGAGTCGAGTGTTACCATATTTCCGTCAGAATCTGTTCCAATAAAGTCACTAGTTAGAAATACTGCCAGCATTCTACGATGACGGAAGTGCTGGCATTTTTTGGGTAATATGCGAGTCCATTTCATAAAATACGGGTGCTGTAAACTGGACGATATAATCTAAAATATACCATTACCAGTAGCGTTCAAATCGCTATGTGCCGATACGGATAAAATTATATTGATTGTGCACATACCTTATTGGATATTACTGAGGGGTATTTATATAAGGTGTAACGATGATGTGGAACTTTGACAGTGCCGACTTAAGTGCAATAGCAGCAGGTATTTCTGCGTTTGGCACATTAGCCGCAGCGGGGTCGGCGCTTGCAAGTTGGTACACGTCAAAAAAAGCGCTGCAGCTACAAAATAGAGTTTACCTTTATGAGTCTTTAAAGGCTTGCGCTGAGAGAGCCAATTCATCAGCTAAAGATAAGCGCGGATCTGAATGGAGCGTTAATGATGCAGCGGATATCATCAGGTGCCTAGTACGGGCGATGGAGATCATCAAGCAGGATAGCCAGCAGAAAGAAGGTAATCAGGCATTAATGTTGAAACAGTACTTTGTTAATCTGCTAATAATGGAACTGTACGAGGAAGTTCATAACGGTGATGCGGCTGATTCTGTTTTTAAAAGTACGGAACCTACACAAGTACTTGATAACTTATGGAGCAAATGGCAGGAGGCTATAGCTTTTTTTGATATTTGGAATTACCCAGTTGCGACTGAGGAAGACTTGGCAGACTAATTTTCAGCACATTTGATTTCCAATAATCACCCAGCCATAATCATGCCATTGGAGCCTGAACCACTCCGGTGACTTCTGCGCTAAACGGGGACGTTTATGCGCACATACAAACCAACCTATCTTCTCCATTCACAGATGCAGAAATGCACCTGCGATTTTTTGCATCCAGCGTTTGGCCTCTGCGGAGGTGAAGCGTGAACCTCCCACAAGACGGCATAAAATTACATCGCGGTAACTTCACCGCTATCGGTCGGCAGATCCAGCCTTATCTGGAGGAGGGCAAATGCTTTCGCATGATGCTTAAACCGTGGCGTGAGAAACGCAGTCTTTCCCAGAATGCACTCAGCCACATGTGGTACAGCGAAATCAGTGAATACCTCATCAGCAGGGGTAAAACGTTCGCCACTCCAGCTTGGGTAAAAGATGCTCTCAAACACACATATCTCGGTTATGAAACCAAAGACCTGGTTGATGTCGTAACCGGTGATATCACCACTATCCAGTCGTTACGCCATACCTCCGATCTTGATACCGGAGAGATGTATGTCTTCCTGTGTAAGGTTGAAGCCTGGGCGGTGAATATTGGCTGCCATCTGACTATTCCGCAGAGCTGCGAGTTCCAGCAGCTCCGTGACAAGCAGGAGGCGTAATGGCTACACCGCTTATTCGTGTCATGAACGGACACATCTACAGAGTACCAAATCGTCGTAAGCGTAAACCGGAGCTGAAACCTTCCGAAATACCAACACTGCTCGGATATACCGCCAGCCTGGTTGATAAAAAATGGTTGCGACTGGCAGCAAGGAGGAATCATGGCTGATTTGAGAAAAGCAGCGCGTAGTCGGGAATGCCAGGTAAGAATCCCTGGCGTATGTAATGGTAACCCTGAAACGTCTGTACTGGCACATATCCGGCTGACTGGATTGTGCGGCACCGGTACCAAACCGCCAGACCTGATTGCCACCATTGCATGTTCTGCCTGCCACGACGAAATCGACCGCCGCACACATTTTGTCGATGCTGCATATGCAAAAGAATGCGCGCTGGAAGGTATGGCGAGAACACAGGTTATCTGGCTGAAAGAGGGGGTTATTAAGGCGTGAATACCTACAGCATCACATTACCCTGGCCTCCGAGCAATAATCGCTATTACCGCCATAATCGCGGGCGCACCCACGTCAGCGCAGAGGGGCAGGCATACCGCGATAACGTCGCCCGAATCATTAAAAACGCAATGCTGGATATCGGCCTGGCTATGCCTGTGAAAATCCGCATTGAGTGCCACATGCCGGATCGCCGTCGCCGTGACCTGGATAATCTGCAAAAAGCCGCTTTTGACGCACTCACTAAAGCAGGTTTCTGGCTGGATGATGCTCAGGTCGTTGATTACCGCGTTGTGAAGATGCCTGTTACCAAAGGTGGGAGGCTGGAACTGACCATCACCGAAATGGGGAATGAATGATGTTTGAGTTTTATATGGCAGAACGTCTTCGCCACCGCTGGGGGCGTCTGCGCTTATATCGTTTCCCCGGTTCTGTTTTGACCGATTACCGAATACTGAAGAATTACGCCAAAACCCTGACAGGAGCAGGAGTATGAAGTCAGAGATAACAATCAACTAATACTGTTTCGTTGATTTTTGCTTGTAATTGGCGTTCTGGTCTGATTTCTGTGGAGTAAGTTGATGCGTGATATTCAGATGGTTCTTGAGCGTTGGGGAGCGTGGGCGGCTAATAATCATGAAGATGTGACCTGGTCGTCCATTGCCGCCGGTTTTAAGGGATTAATTACTTCAAAAGTAAAATCTCGCCCGCAATGTTGTGACGATGACGCGATGATCATTTGCGGGTGCATGGCCCGTCTGAAAAAGAACAACAGCGATTTGCACGATTTATTAGTAGATTATTATGTAGTCGGTATGACATTCATGTCACTGGCAGGTAAGCATTGCTGCTCTGATGGTTATATCGGGAAAAGGTTACAGAAGGCTGAGGGCATAATTGAAGGGATGTTAATGGCATTAGATATCCGGTTAGAGATGGATATCGTTGTTAATAACTCCAATTAATATGCCAATTGTTTACTAAAAATTATTAAAAATGGGGCGTTGAAACGCCCCCAAAAATAAAGGGTAATATATAACAGAAGGTTTATATAGTTAGAAGCAAGGTTGTGCTTCTAAAGGAAGTGGCTTGAGGGAGCCACTTATATGTTGGGGAGGCAAAGCCTCCCACAACATATCTTTTAGTAATCAAATTAGAACTGGTAAACCATACCTACAGCAACGATATCATCGGTAGCAACGCCAGATGCTTTCGTGAAATCGCTCTTATCAATCAGGTTGATTTTGTAATCAACAAAAGTGGACATATTTTTGTTGAAGTAATAGGTTGCACCTACATCAATATATTCAACCAGGTCCTGATCACCCCACGCACCCAAGTCTTTTCCTTTAGATTGCAGGTAAGCAACGGACGGACGCAGACCGAAGTCGAACTGATATTGTGCAACTACTTCGAAGTTTTGTGCTTTGTTGGCAATATGGTTATTACCAAAAACAGTCATGTTCTGGGTTTCAGAATAGGTGGTAGCCAGATAGATGTTGTTCGCATCATATTTCAGACCAGCTGCCCATACTTCAGCATTTTGACCAGATGCATTCAGGCTGTTGTTACCGTAGATAACCTGATTATTAGTGCGGTCAGATTTAGCATAGGTTGCACCTACACCGAATCCTTCATACTCATAAGTAGTGGAGAAACCGAAACCATCACCATTAGCTTCAGTTACGTCAGTGCGGTCATTTTTACCCTGATACTGAGCAGCAAAGTTCAGACCATCAACCAGACCAAAGAAGTCGTTGTTACGATAAGTTGCAACACCAGTGGTGCGACCAGTCATGAACACATCTGTTTGGGTCCAGGTATCGCCACCGAATTCTGGCAGAACGTCAGTCCACGCACCGATGTCGTATGCTACACCGTAGTTACGGCCGTAATCGATTGAGCCGTAGTCACCGAATTTCAGGCCTGCAAATGCAAGACGGGTTTTGTCTTTGGAGGAACCTTGAGATTCAGCGCGGTTGCCTTTGAATTCATATTCCCACTGACCGAAACCAGTCAGTTGATCGTTGATTTGGGTTTCACCTTTGAAGCCAAGACGGGCATAAGTAGTATCACCATCATCTGCATCATTAGAGGAGAAGTAGTGCTTAGCATTAACTTTCCCGTACAGATCCAGCTTGTTACTGTCTTTATTATAAATTTCAGCTGCCTGAGCAGACATCGCCATCAGTACTGATGCAGCTACAGCAGAAATTGCCACTGTTAATTTTTTCATCGTGAGCCCTTTTTTTTGAACTATTATTAAAAAATGATGTCACTGCGCGATAAATATTCATCTAATCAATGTGATTATTTCAAGATGTAAGTTTTGGTTTCTCGTTTGATTTGTGAAGTAGATCTCTATTTTTATCTGAACTTTTTTCTATCGAATCCTATTCATAGCTCTTGGCTGAATAAAAATAAATCTATTGGCCAATTTATATTAACGACTGTTATTTATAAGTGCTCTATAATTTGAAGGTTCAATTTAAATCAGCTAAAAATAACACTGGAAATTATTTGTTGGTTATTTGTTGAGATTTGCTTATGTATTTGTAGTGGTGTTTTCAATACTCGGTAGCATTCTCGCAAATATCATTTAGTGGTTTACGTACGTAAAAAATTGGTTATGCTGTTAAGAGTGGTTACTTCGTCACACAGCTTAAACCCGCCGTCGAGCGGGTTTTTCCATTTTTTGAGTCTCGATATTAGCTGATAACCCAATACCTGAGTTATTCACTGACTCCGAGTCTGTTACGTTTCTGCTTTTTTGCGATACGTTGTATTCCCTCAATTTACACCCGCTTTGTCTGCGAGGTGGGGTTATGAAATCCATGGATAAGTTAACAACGGGTGTCGCCTATGGCACCTCAGCAGGTAGTGCCGGTTACTGGTTTTTACAGCTGCTCGATAAAGTCACGCCCTCACAGTGGGCAGCAATAGGTGTGCTGGGTAGCCTGGTATTTGGCCTGCTGACGTACCTGACAAACCTTTATTTCAAGATTAAAGAAGATAAGCGCAAGGCTGCGAGAGGTGAATAATGCCTCCATCATTACGAAAAGCCGTTGCTGCTGCTATTGGTGGCGGAGCAATTGCTATAGCATCAGTGTTAATTACTGGCCCAAGTGGTAACGATGGTCTGGAAGGTGTCAGCTACATACCATACAAAGATATTGTTGGTGTATGGACTGTATGTCACGGGCATACAGGAAAAGACATCATGCTCGGTAAAACGTATACCAAAGCAGAATGCAAAGCCCTCCTGAATAAAGACCTTGCCACGGTCGCCAGACAAATTAACCCGTACATCAAAGTCGATATACCGGAAACAATGCGCGGCGCTCTTTACTCATTCGTTTACAACGTGGGTACTGGCAATTTCAGAACATCGACGCTTCTTCGCAAAATAAACCAGGGCGATATCAAAGGCGCATGTGATCAGTTACGTCGCTGGACATATGCTGGCGGTAAGCAATGGAAAGGTCTCATGACTCGTCGTGAGATTGAGCGTGAAATCTGTTTGTGGGGTCAGCAATGAACAGAGTAACCGCGATTATCTCCGCTCTGGTTATCTGCATCATCGTCTGCCTGTCATGGGCTGTTAATCATTACCGTGATAACGCCATTACCTACAAAGCCCAGCGCGACAAAAATGCCAGAGAACTGACGCTGGCGAACGCGGTAATTACTGACATACAGATGCGTCAGCGTGATGTTGCTGCGCTCGATGCAAAATACACGAAGGAGTTAGCTGATGCGAAAGCTGAAAATGATGCTCTGCGTGATGATGTTGCCGCTGGTCGTCGTCGGTTGCACATCAAAGCAGTCTGTCAGTCAGTGCGTGAAGCCACCACCGCCTCCGGCGTGGATAATGCAGCCTCCCCCCGACTGGCAGACACCGCTGAACAGGATTATTTCACCCTCAGAGAGAGGCTGATCACTATGCAAAAACAACTGGAAGGAACCCAGAAGTATATTAATGAGCAGTGCAGATAGAGCTGCCCATATCGATGGGCAACTCATGCAATTATTGTGAGCAATACACACGCGCTTCCAGCGGAGTATAAATGCCTAAAGTAATAAAACCGAGCAATCCATTTACGAATGTTTGCTGGGTTTCTGTTTTAACAACATTTTCTGCACCACCACAAATTTTTGCTGCATCGACAGTTTTCTTCTGCCCAATTCCCGAAACGAAGAAATGATGGGTGATGGTTTCCTTTGGTGTTACTGCTGTAGGTTTGTTTCCAACAGTAAACGTCTGTTGAGCACATCCTGTAATAAGCATTGCCAGAGCGGCAGAAAACAACATTTTTTTCATCTTATTATCCTGCATTGTTAAAAACGGCAGAATCCTATGTGACAACAATTAAACGATAGTTAAATGGATTGATGAAAATTAAAACTACACAGGTGGGCTCAGACTATTGGAGGAAGTTGGGGACACTCAGAATCCTGTGGAATGAAATAAACCGGTCTATCCGTCCATTACCCTTTTAGCTGCGCTGTATCGTCGCCGTATTCCCGCATTAACCATGACCGTAGCCCGACGGGGAATTCCTTCTGCGTGAGTGTGCGGGAATAATTAAAAACGATGCACACCGGGTTTTTACCGCGTTAATGATTCGCGGGTTTATCCCGGTGCGATGGTGGAAGAAACAGGAAGCTGTATTACAGAAAGTGCTACTACTGTATCCCGATGCGATGTATGTAATGTGAGTCAGATAATGGCACAGGATGTGGTGATGTGGCAGTCTGGAACACAGGATATATTGTCAGAATAAGACCCGTAGGAATAAAAATGAAAAGACGCCTTTTACTACTTTTTCTGTTATCTGTCCTGGCAGTGGGATGCTCGCAGCAAAAAGCTGATGAGCCCCGGCAATTAGTGACGGTGTATCCACGATATCCGGAATATGCTGCAGCAAATTATATCAAGGGGCTGGTTGAGGTTAAGTTCGATATTGGTGCTGATGGGACTGTGACACGGATCGTTTTTCTCCGCTCAGAGCCTCATAATTTGTTTCGTGATGAAGTGGTGAAGGCCATGGCGAAATGGCGATTTGAAAAGAATCGCCCCTGTCAGGGAGTGAAGAGACAATTTATCTTTACGCCGTCACGTCCTTGATGCTTCCAGGTAGAGAGGGGCTGGA